TCACGGAACCAGATTATCTGGGGGGGCAACTACTTCGACCTTCCTCCAACGAGGTGCTTCATCGTTTTTCGAAAGACAAATATCCCGGAGAAAGGCTTTTCAATGGCTCCGGTCGAATATGCCTGGACGTCGTTCAACCGGAACGCGGAAATCATAGAGGCGTTCACACAAGGACGCACGGGGGAAGAAAGATTCCACCCGACTCAAAAGCCGGTCTACCTATACGCGGAGATCTTCAACCGCTTCGCGAAGCCGGGAATGAAAATACTGGACACGCACCTGGGAAGCGGTTCCTCACGTATCGCGGCATATGACGCGGGGCTTGATTTTGTTGGATATGAAATCGACGAAGTATATTTCCGAAAAGCCGAGGAACGTTTTCAAAAGCACATCGAGCAGCTGGATCTGTTTCATATGGACGAACCGGAGCAGACAGAACAAATGGACATTTTTGACATAATCGGAGGCGAGGCATGAAGTACGGAAACAGAAAAACGACGGTCGACGGGATCACGTTCGACAGCAAGGCCGAAGCTGAGAGATACAAGGAGCTGAAACGCCTGGAGCTTATCGGCGTTATAAAAGGCCTTGAACTGCAGAAGACCTTCCGGCTGTGCAAGGGAAGATGGAACAACGGGAAGCCCTTCTCAATCAGCTACCGGGCGGACTTCGTTTACAACCTCGACGGAGACATCATCGTCGAGGACGTGAAGGGCTTCCGCACGGAGGCCTACCAGCTGAAAAAGAAACTGATGCGGGCCGTCTACGGTATTGAGATAACGGAGGTAAAGGCATGACAGAGCAGGAAAATCGGATGGCAGAACTCCGGCGGCTACAGCTGACGCTCAGCGGCGTGTCGATCCGTCGGCTTTTGGAGATCGGAATCGAATGGCAGGAGGCTACCGGAAAACTGCTCGAACAGGAGAACCGGCCCGAAGCCGAGGAGAAGTTCCAGGACGCGGAGAGGCGCCGGAAGGAGCTGCAGGAGTTCGTCGAGAGGGGGACGCTGAGGAAATGAGAGAGACACCGGAAGACCTGAAGGCGATCGGGATCACCTACCGCCTGACCGACTACAAGGCCCTCATGAAGGAGGCCGAGAGATTAGCCCTTGAACTTGACGACGCCCGGAACGCGACGCCGAAGTCGCCGCAGATCACCGGGATGCCGCACTCGGGAAGCCAGACAACGCTCGACTTGCAGATGGAGATCATCGAGGCCGCGGAGAAGCGCTTTTACGCCGCGCGGGACAGAGCGCTCGCGCGGCTGGACGAAATCGAGGACAAAATAGACAGCCTGGAAGACCCGCAGCTCCGCCGGGTGCTTTACTTCCGGCACGTTTATCGGCTGAACTGGTACGAAGTGGCCGAGAAAATGCACTATAGCAAGAGCAGCGTCCAGCGCTTCCACCGGCAGGCGCTGAAAGAACTGGAGGAGAAAGATGGTAAAGGTATTATTTAATAGCACAATAGTAATCTGGAGCATAAACTACATAAACAATCCAGATACCAGGGCGCTGGAAGATCGCGACAAAGTAATCCAGCAGATTGAGGCCATCCCGGGAGACGTGACCAACTTCATCGTTGAAGTCTTAAGGCCGGCGAGGTTAGGAGGGGAAAATGAGCATACTGATAAAAGGTATCACGCCTGCTGAATTGCTGCGTGTATTCTAGTGGGCAAGGATAGGCGCAAACAACTGCATGATTGGTAATGGTGTTGTTGCAACTGAACTACCGGACCACGGAGACTTAATTGATATTGACAAACTGAATGACGCGATGTATCACGAGGCGTTTGAGACAGACAGCAATTGGCAGAAGTGGGACAGCGGGTGCTGGATTCGTTACAAAATGTTCGAAAGGCAAAGAGATTCTGCACCTGTTGTCATCCCGGCAGAAAGGAGCGAATAATGGGAGTTTACATCAAAAACATAACAAAAGACGATCTTGCCGAAAACGGCGCTTTGATGTGGGGGAAACGGATTATTTTTATTCCGCCAGAGGATATAATTCCAGTGCAAGACCACGGAGACCTGGTTGAAAAGGATGTTGTATTAGATGCGCTTGACCTTATGGCGGCGAACAACAGACTGCATGACGCATACGATTTTGTCAAATCATGCGAGGCGGTAATACCAGCTGAAAGGAGCGAAGAATGAACGAGAAGGAATTATATGTGTGGAGACACAAAACGGAAAAAGGCGTTTATCTTGTGCGGAACAGAAGTTGTTGCGGCGGTGTAACCGCCGAACACTTTTTCAGCCTGACAGATGATTTTGATAGTGCTTTAAGAAACAGCCTCGCTTGCAATGATATGGAGTACGAACAGTTTATCAAGATACCGTACAGTTTTAAGAATATCGACGACACGATGCCTTTTACGAAGAAGATGAACGTTGAATTTGACGGATATAAGGGAATTATCACTAAAACGGTGCGCTACAATCTAAAGGACTTCGAAAAGATTGTGCTTTGGAGACCAGAAAGGTGCGAAAAATGAGCGAGAATGAATTTTCCGTACATGAATTTATCGTCCGGGAAATGGGTTATCCGGGCGTGATAAAGCAGGAGGTTGTCGGGGAATTGGTTCGGTGCGCGGATTGCAAACACAGAGATGCGGAAAACGGTTTCTGCGAAGGGCGAGGATGGCCGATGCAATTAGTTCCCGACGATGGTTTTTGCGACAAAGGGGAAAGGAACGAAGAATTATGTATAACTCTGATATTATGGATGTTGTTGGTAGTATAATTGAGAAGAAAATAGGCGGTGAGTGGAAACACGAAGTTTGTATTTTGGGCTGTTCGAGCGTCCACGTCAACTTTGAAATTGACAACAAGGAATACGTCTTGCGTCTTTATGAGGTAAAAGATGGTCATGACTTTTCTGAATTTGTTGTAGACAATTTGCCTCCAATAGGAGGTGCGAACAGAGAAAGGAGCGAAGAATGAGAAAGCGAAACGATGATGTGAGCGACCTATCGGATTTTGCCGAGTGGGTGGCAGGGATGGTCTGCTCCGATGATTTTGAGAATTATGCAGACGAGTTTGCCGAACTGGCTTGCCGAAAACTGTGGCGGCTTGGCTACATTGTCAAAGACGGCGAGGATTGGAAAAGGAGCGAAGAATGAGAGTTTTCACGGCTGATATTTTCATGGAAAAAGGCGAAATACGGGACGAGGAAAAGGCGCTTTCCGAAAAGTTCGGCGGCGAGCCCTGCGTGGTCCTTCCGTCGTACATCAAACCGCACAATGATAAAATCGCCTATTTATGCGACCGCCATGCCTGCCTGAACTGTCACCCGGAGACCTGCTCACACACGACGGACATCAGGCACGCGAAAAACTTCGTTCTCGTGGGCGACGGTCGATACATGGAGGAGAAAAAATGAACTGCCGAAACTGCGGGATGCCGCTGACGGGCCCGAAATGCGAGTATTGCGGCACGGACTACTCGGCGGAGATAGAGGCAAAGAAGCCGCGAATCGTCTGGGACGAGAACGGGATCACACTGTTCGCTGACGGTACGCCTCTGCCGGAGGTGACGCTGACCTCGGACAAGTGGAGTCTTAGAACATGACCGACACGAAGAAGTGCGAGAACTGCGTCCATCTACAGGCGCCGGAAATGCGGGCACAATTTCACGCCATGAATGGAGAGGCATGGACGGAAGTGGACATCATAAACAGGTGTGAGCTGTCCGGCTATCCGGTCGGGTGTGTCAGCGCAGACGTGAAATGCAGGAGGGAAGAATGGACGGGCAGATGACGATCTTCGACTTCCTAAACACGCCGAAGCCTGGGGACTGGCTGGACGATGGCTCGTGGACAATGGGGCCTCCGATCGGCTTCGACCAGCTGACGGAAGGGATGCTCGTCTGGGCGAATAAAAGCACCGAGAGCATGGAGTGGTGGAAGTGCCTGCAGGTAGATCGTGCATACAGAGACAGCCACGGAGAGGTCAGCCGGTGGATCATGAGCGACGGAACCAGGCAACAAGAATATCACAGCCGGCTATATTTTGACCAGTACGCACGGCCGCCGCTGCACGGAGGTGTGCACTATAGGGCGGTGCTGTAGAATGGAACACAGTGACACGCAGACATGTGATATTGTGGCAATGTGGAAAAACATCCACAGAGCCTTCTCATGGGCGCAGGCGCAAAAGCCTGCGCCTTTGAATTATGGTGCGGCCTCGCGCATAGAGAAAGCGGGGGCAGGGGTACGTGGTGGGGTCTTATGGATCTAAAGAAGTTCTACAGGTCTAAAGCATGGCAGCACTGCAGGGCGTCTTACCTGAAGAAGGTGGGAGGCCTGTGCGAGCGGTGCCTTGGGGAAGGACTATATAACCCGGCGGTGGTGGTGCATCATAGAATATACCTGACGCCGGACTCGGACGCGAAGCAGCTGACGAGCTTCGACAACCTGGAAGCCTTGTGCTGGCACCATCATGAGGAGGAGCACAAGGGCAGGCAGAGGAGATACATGACGGACAGCCTTGGCCATGTGGTAGGGAGAGACATTGATGAAGGCCGATAATCGCCGTGTAAATCGTTTTTGATGAATGAGGCGAACAATTCCACAGGCGGTCGGTTAGGAGCTTATAATAAGCCGGTTACGGGCCGCAGGGAGCCCCCCTATTCGCCGGAAATATACGCGGCACGGAAGGAGACCGGGGCGTGGACTCTTGAAAAAGGCTGAACGAGAGCGTGAAGCAAGGAGGCAGGAGAAGGACGGCCGAAATGCAGGGAGAAAGCTATATTTACGCATACTACCAGGACATAAAGGACGGCTCCGTTGTCGTGGGCCGCTGGGTGCGCCTGTTGTATGAATATATCGTCCGCGGACTGGAAGAAAAAAGGTTCTTCTACGACGCGAAGAAGGCGAATAACGCCATTGACTGGATAGAAAAGCACTGCTTCCACACAGAAGGACCGCTCGCGCCTGGTCCTTTTTTGTTGGAGCTGTGGCAGAAAGCGCTCCTGTCCTGCATGTTCGGGATCGTGGACGGAAACGGGAACAGACAGTTCCGCGAGGTCGTCCTGATCGTTGCCAGGAAGAACGGCAAGTCACTCTTTGCGGCTGCGATCGCACGGTACATCTGGGCGACGGACGGATTCGGGACGCGAGTCTTCACGATCGCGCCGAAGCTGGAGCAGGCCGAGATCATCTACTCGAACGTGTGGGTCATGACTGAGCTCGATCCTGACTACCAGGCGCGGAAGGAAAAAGCCGGCGAAAAGGACTACCACAACAAACGGGTGAACGACACGAGCGACCTGGAGCGGAGGCGACAGACGGATCTATACATCCCGTCGACAAACTCCACCGTGAAGAAGATCGCGTTCTCCGCGAAGAAGTCCGACGGCTTCAACCCTTCCCTGTGCATCTGCGACGAGATCGCGGCATGGGAAGGCGACAAGGGCATGAAGCAGTACGAGGTCATGAAGAGCGCAATGGGTGCCCGACCCGAGGCGATGCTTCTGTCCTGCTCCACTTCCGGCTATATCAACGACGGGATCTATGACGAGATCCAGAAGCGGGCGACGCGGTTCCTCCTGGGAGACTCGAAGGAGTCCCGCCTCCTGCCGGTGCTCTACATGATTGACGACATCGAGAGGTGGAACGACATCAACGAGCTCCGGAAGTCGAACCCGAACCTCGGCGTCTCCGTTTCTGTTGACTACCTCCTGGAGGAGATCGCGGTCGCGGAAGGATCTCTCTCGAAGAAAGCCGAGTTCATTACTAAGTATTGCAACCTAAAGCAGAACAGTTCCCTTGCATGGCTGCCGGCGAGCGTCGTAGAGAAAGCCTGCGGGGCGTCGCTGAAGATCGAGGACTTCACGAAGCATTATGCGGTGATCGGCATCGACTTATCACAGACGACCGACCTTTCGGCGGCGGTATTGCTGATCGAGCGGAGCGGAGATATATACGCATTCGCTCACTTCTGGCTGCCTGCCGCGAGAATAGACGAGGCCTCACAGAGAGACGGCCTTCCTTACCAGGCATACATCAATCGAGGGCTGTTGTCATTGTCGGGAGACAACTTCATCGACTACCATGACGTGTACAGCTGGTGCCTGGACATTGTGAAGAAATACAAGATTTACCCTTTAATGGTCGGGTATGACAGATACTCGGCGCAGTACCTGATCAAGGACCTTGAAGGGTCTGGCTTCCACACTGATGACGTCTTCCAGGGCGACAACCTCTGGGGCGTGATTCAGGAAACGGAAGGAATATTAAAAGACGGCAAGATGCACATCGGAGACAACGACCTCCTGAAGGTGCATCTTTTAAATTCCGCCGTGAAGATGTCCGTCGAGAGAGGGAGAGGAAAGCTGATCAAGCTCTCGCCGATGGACCACATCGACGGCACGGCTGCCTTATTGGACGCGATGACCGTCCGGCAGAAACACTATGAGACTTTTGGAAAGCGTCTCATGAATGAGGGGAAATAGGATGAGCCTATTTGAGAAAATCTTTAAGAAAGACCGCGAGTCGGAGAGAGTGCTGCACCACTACACGGTC